CATATGAGTTTATATAAGACCTATCGCTGTTTCCATCGATAGAGATCATGTATGTCATCATGATGTCTGTTAGCCCAAGTTCTGGCAAACCGTTCTTTTGTCTCATCTTATTTGTTTGTGCTATCTTTTCCTCATCAAAACCTGTGCTTGGCTTTAATTCAATTAAAGTTCCGGTCTTTTGAGTTTTGATTAAGAATGTTCCATTTGGGGTTTGCTCATAATCAAGCCCTGAAAGTTCTGGTGTCACAATATTTGTAGCCTCGATAAGATCAAAAGAGAAGTCATTTACCTCTCCACAAGAGGGGCACGGGACTTTTGTGTCGTATTCCGAACCATAGCCTGTAATTCTGGTGGCGACAAGAATGGCGCTCTTATCCCCCCCTAAAAGAGAGTTAATTTGTATATTCTTGTCAATCACTACACTCTCTAGTAGCTTGTCTAAAACTATGCCTTTTTGAATATATGATTTATTAACGAGAATGTCTTCGTCTCTCGCAGTCATATATCTAATTTCAATTGTTTCTTTGTTGTGAAGAGGGTGGTCTTCGGAATAAAATTTGCCTTTTGATGGTAAGTCTACGATCTCTGTTGGAGCAACAAACTGCATTTGTGTTTGTTGTTGATTTGAAACAGTAGCACCTGTCGCGTCGGAGCTATCAGGATTAGCTCCGAGTCGATCTAAATTGTTTCTAGTTGACATTTTTGCCTCATTGTTTTTCTAAATTGTACTACAGATAAAAAGTCTTGTTAAGTATTTTACACAGCTTTATTCTTGAGAGATTCGTATCCGTCGCTAATGCTGATTCCTTGACTTGTTTTTACCGACCCGGCTTGGATTGGAAGCTTTGCGCCGCCAAGTGGAACTTGGTTATATAGAGCATAATCATAGCGAAGTTCAATATCCATTGTAAGCATGTCGTCAGAAGCATATTCGAAGTCTCCCATTCCAACATTCTTTACCCAAGCATTTTTCAAAGTCCAAATTTCAACGTCCTTGCCTTCAGCATTTTTTGCCTTAATCTTTACTTCACCTAAAACCTCAACAGCTTTTTGTTTTGAAATAGATTCGTATCCTTGAGGAGATGGGACTTGATATCCACAGGCTCCCAGAATACCCATAAGATACGCAGTCGCATCAGGATTGATTGGGTCTACAGTTGTAAAGGAAACAGTCTGCCATTCGACTTTACCGGGATAGTAAAATTTATGATTGAAGAATGTATGCTCCGATTCAGTTACATTGAAGCTCGGTCTATCAACTCTAGTAATTACCCACGAGTCAATTCCAGCAAGGTTAAGAATAAATCTATATTTTCTTTTTGGTTCAGCTTGAATGTTAGCCCAAAATTTAGATCCGAAGTTGTCTGCCATTGTTTAGGTTTCCTTTAAGTGTTTTATATAATCCCTATCATTAATAAATAGTTTTAATATTTTTTTTTAATCCTCAAAACCCGCACCAGAGTTTGTAATCACAAAATCAATTGCGAAGAACTCAACAGCTTTAGTTGGTTTTAGGAAGATCTTTGCGTAGATAGTGTTTCTATCAACGAGATCTGGTGTTGTTGTTGTCTCATCCAACACGACCCGGAAGTCGTCTAAACCGAAATTATTCTTTATGTTTTCCAAAAATGGATTGACTTGACCTGTAAATCTAGACCATGTTTGTTCCACATTTTGATCAAACAGAAGATTGGAAGCAATTCTTGAAATTTCTTTCTTTACAAAGATCATTAATCTTCTTACGTTAATTCTGTCCAAAGCAGAAGGAGTAACTTGTAAAGTTTTTTGTCCAAAAATAACAATACCTTCGTTAGGGAATGTAGCAATCGGATTAACATTTCTTTCATACAAGAAATCTCTCTCTGCTGAAGTAAGTCTGCTTCTAATATTTGTCACAGGAATTCCGGCAGCGCCTTCAGTTAATCCACCTCTATTAAATCCAGCAGGTGCGAACCAGAGAGCAGCTTTATTCTCTGAGAAAGACATGGCTCCTAGAGCTGCTATTGATGGTGGTGCCCAAAGCTTTCTGCCTGTAATTGTGTCAGAAATTCTAACCCACGGGTAATAAACAGCTCCATAACTTGAGTTTAGGTTACGGGTTGAAATGCCATCTCCAACTTCAAGAACGTGTTGTGAAACTCCAGCACGACCGAGACCAGATGTGATTCTGTCTTTTTCTGCTTGACTGTTTTCTGATGAAGGTTTGTAACCTCCAAGTGGATCAACCAAAGCCAGAGCGTCTCCTCTAGATTCGCAGGTGTTAATCATGTGTGTTGTTAATCCAGTATGTCTAATTCCCGGAGCAGTTAAAATATTTGCCTCAACAAATTCAGGATCAGCAAACATATCGACTGCTTTCTTGGTAGAGTAGAACATGGAGGAATTAACCTCAGAGGTGTTTGACCCGTCCAAGAATGCCCTTGTTTGATTGAATGGCTCTTCCTCAGTGATGTCAAATCCATTAAATCCTCCATAGAAAGCAGCTGTGAATCTGTTATACCCCATGTCAAGAATCTTCTTATAAGAACCGCTGATGGCTGTAACAGACCTTCCTGATGCTCTAGATCCAGAATCATAAAATATGGTGTCCTTAGCTCCATCATCGGTTTTATATTTTGCTACTAGGTCATCCAAGGAGAAGTACCAAGAAGTTACCAATCCTCCTGCGGCAGTTGTGCTTGGGGAGAAAGCAGAA